TATGGAGTGTAGGAGACGTAACAGGAGGAGAAAAGGTTCCTAATGTAAGTAATCCGAAAAGTTATTTTGTACAATTCAATTGGTTAGCTGGGACTTCTCCGGAATGGGGGAACAATAACGCTGGTAAAACAAACGTTAGTATCAAATACATAATAGATGAAAATGGCAATGAAGTTCCACCTATATTTGATGAAAATGGAATTAATTTAGGAAATATTCAACAAGCATTTAAGGGCAACGCTACTTTAGTTTTATCAAATCCTGATTCTTTTGGGGTTAATTTAGATGCGCTAAATAGTACTGTACCGGTGTTTAGAGCCGGTCAAAGAATTAGACCAATAGCATATACCCAAACCGCTAGTTATGATAATAATGGTAATGTTATAGGATTTGGATATACTGGGTCTATAAATTTTGTACAGGGGGATGTTCCTAATGAGCTGGGTGGGTCAAACAATGATTATAGATTATTAACATTTGCTAATAATGGATTAAATCTTATTAACGAAAATACACTTAATCAAACTGCACCTTATTCCGCTAGTATAAAATGGAATCCTCCAATTCAATTGGGTACTTCTGCTAGTTTTGTTACTTCTTCTGCTGGGGTAAATCCGTCAACAGGATCAATATATAAACCTACAGGATCACTAGCGCAACTGTCTGGGTCTGGTTATATATTAGATGTGAAGGCTGTTGTATATTTTGATTACAATTTAACATCATATAGAGGAGCAAATAATCTAGTTAAAGCTTTTATATCCCTTCAGAAAGATACAGGAACCGGATACTCAAATATATCCACTACTTCTTTTGATTTCATCGCAAATATCGGAGCCCAATATCCAAATCCAATTGCTTTACAATACACAGACCGCGCTGCTACCACTTCTTCATTATATAGGGTATTAATTGAAACAGGATGGAACAAAGATAGTGGAATAGACGGTGCTATAAACATAAGAGATATTAGTTATTTTCAAGTTACTCAATATCCTGCTCCTAATACAGGCCCTGTAACTCAATTTTGGATGACGGGATCTAACTCTAATTTATTGTATGCTAAAAAAGGATCAAGTGTTAATGTTTTTGGGTTAAACGATGTTTGGGGACAAAAACAACAAAACATTAACAATAGTGGGTTTGATCCTATAGTATATGACTTTGAACCCCAAGCAGGAGACGAAATTAGATTTCAAGGGGTTGAACAACAAGCATATACAATTAGTCAAATAACCCAATCTGTAACTCAATCTGCAGGAACAGGAGACTATAATGCTCTAACTCTTGTATTAGATAGACCAGTATCTAATAATATCAATACAGATTATTTCCTCTTAAGAAGATATGTAAACGATCCGGGAAATATAATTTTAGATATTAGCAAACCTGCTGGACAAACTAGCGATGGTATATTAATACCTGAATTTTTAGGAGAAAAAGCAAAAGAAACCAAAGAAAAAATAATATCTTTACTTAGAGCAAATCAACAAACTTAAAAATATACATATTTATAATCAAAACATAAACATAACAAATGGGATACCTAGATAACTCAGTAGTAACAGTAGACGCTATATTAACAACAACAGGTCGTCAATTACTTGCTCAAGGAAACTTTAACATAACACAATTTGCTTTAGCAGACGATGAAATAGATTATACACTGTATAATCCTACTAACCCTTCAGGCTCAGCGTACTACGGCCAAGCAATTGAAAACATGCCTTTGCTTGAAGCTTTTGCTCAAACAACTCAAATGATGAAGTATAAATTAACTACTTTACCTAGAGGAACAGCTAAATTACCAATTCTCGACTTAGGTTATACTTCTATTGTAATCAAGCAAGGAGCTTCACTTGCTATTACTCCTCAAACCTTAAACTATTTAGGAGGCAATACATTCGAAACAGCAGGATACACAGCAACAATTTCAGACGTTAGATTATTCAGCGTATTTGAAGGTGTTGGTATTAATACTCCTCAAGCTCAAGCACTTAACCAATCAACTACATTAGGTACTGCTGTGTCTAAAACAGTAGTTGGAACTACAATTAACCTAAGAGCTACTACCGTTAATACTCTATTTGGTTCAAACAACCAATTACAAGCCACATTAACCGTAGAAGGAAGAGATTCAGGAGCTCGTATAACTATCCCAGTAACAGTAACTAAAGTATCCTAAAACACAATATGGCCACATTTAATAGATTAGACCCTTCAGATTTTGTAGTAAGTTCAGATGCTATATCTGCTACTTTATGGTCAACTCAAACTCCTACATTAACAACATTTTTTACTTCTTCAACACAAGAAGCTGGTTCTTCAGGAGATTTTTATTTAACCGTTTATCAAACGGCGTCTACTTTAGCAAACGCAGAACCACAATTTGAAATTGCTTACGGTAATGCTTTAGGAAGTGGAAGTTTAGTATACAATAGCGCTATAAACGGTTTATCCCCAACAACTACTATTTTTGGACAATACCAAGACTTAGTGTTAGGAGACGAAAATTCAAACTTTACATTTGGAGCAATTACCTCTTCAGAATTTTACGCTATATCATTCCAAAGGGCAAGATACAAACAAGCTCTTCTTTTAGGATCGTTAACCCTAACAATCAAAGGCCCAATAGCCGCTTCAGGTTCTATTACTTTAACAGACAATAGTGCTTATGTCTCCACAACAACATTTACCGAAGCAGGAAGAGTATATCAATTAATTTCAGGATCATCAGGAACAGCAAATACTAGCAGACAAGCTAACGGATATACAGTTGATTCAGGATCGTATGGTTGGTTACTTCCAGACATAGGAACAATACTAATAAACCCAAAAGCTTTAGCCGCCCCAACATCTAGTGGTGGTATTGGATTTGTATATAGTGGTTCTGCATCCGGTTCAGGAGTACCTGTTGTATCGCCAATGACTACTTTATATCAAGCAATAAGTGCATCTGCCAACTTTCAGATTAACTCTCAAGAAACGGTAACATCAGATTTTATTTTCATCAGAGCAAGAAGCTCAGAATTTAATTACTCTGAAAATCCATCGTTTATTTCGGGATCTACAGGTGAGGTGTTATATAATCAATTTATAAATAACCCACAAACATATATTACAACAGTAGGAATGTACAACGATAATAATGAACTATTAGCTGTAGCTAAGTTGTCTAGACCTTTACCTAAAGATTTTACCTCAGAAGCATTAATTCGAGTTAAGTTAGATTTCTAAGATGAATGGGTGCTTACAAACAATTTTTAGCGTCTGATATTGTAATTACTCCTTTTGAGGTAAACAAAGCGTTTACTTTTGAAGGGGCAGCTGCTTTAACAGCATCTGTTGTTTCTATAGATAGATTTCTAGGAACCAATTTAAGTGGACTTTTTCAACCTACAACAGACCCAACCACAGGTCAAGTATCAACTCAATACCAGCGCTTAATATATAATTCAGCCAAACAGCTATACTATTCAAATTATCTAAGCTCAAGCTATGGAGATCAAGCCAATGTAGGATATATAGTACCAGGCAACAATGAAGCCGGAAATGTTTTAGTGGGCTCAACATCTTCTACAGGTAGGTATTTTGATTACAATCAGACCGATTTAACCTTCCCAAAATATTTTCCTACAGCTTCTGGTTCTACTATTGGAATTATATCTATACCTTCTCGTTTGTTTGGTAATTATATCCAACCAAACTCATTTATATGGAAATCAAGTAGCTTCACTATAACAGACGATGGGGAGGGTAATTTAGTTTCAGGATCAAATATTTACGGAAATATATTTTATTATCACGGGATGGCAATTATAACTAGTGGCTCATCAAATGATATTTTAAATTTTGTAACTTCTTCTGCTGTCACTTGTTCGTTTTCTTCTTCGCTTACTATATATGAAACACAATACAAATGTACAATCAGATCAAGCGAATTTAATGTTACGTTAAATCCAACAGCAGAAGTAAGCGGTTCACTATTTTCATACAGTGGAAGCTATTTTTATCAACCTAAAGGAGGAGTTCCAACAGATAATACTACTGGTTCCTATTTTGCGCCCTATGTTACAACAGTAGGACTATACGATGAAGATCAAAATCTATTAGCAATAGGGAAACTCGCTCAACCTCTCCCAACCTCAGCAACAACAGATACAACAATATTAGTAAACATAGATAGATAAATGTGGTTATACAACAATAAAATTATAGAAACATTAGACGATTTCCCTACCGGTATTTACGGGTTTATATACATAACTACTCATACACCAAGCGGAATGTCGTATATTGGTAAGAAAGTACTGTATCACAACGTAAAACGCAAACTAACACGAAAAGAACTTGCCGAACACCAGGGTGCAGGACGCAAACCAACCCACCAAATAGTCCAAAAAGAAAGCGATTGGAAGACATATTATGGTTCTGCTAAGCCTATTTTAGAAATGCTAAAAGAAGGGAAACACAGTGAATTTAAACGCGAGATACTAGAACTGGTGTATAGTAAGAAATTATTAACATACTACGAGTGCAAGTACTTATTTAAGTATGGTGTGTTGGAAAGTCCTGAAGGGTGGTTCAATGATAATGTCTTGGGAAAATTTTATAGAAAAGACTTTGTGTCTTGATTTTTTTTCATATATTTATAATAAATAAAAATTACCAAAATGAAAGACATAATCAGAATGCAACAATTGGCTGGTATTATTACTGAAAATAAAGCCAGAAAAATGATGCAAGTGTTAAATGAAAATATAGGATCAACAGATTCTGTAAGACTTTTCGATTTCCCCCAAGACATTAATGATGTTGATTCTTATGAAGAAATGGGATTTAAAGTTGAAATCGACGACGAAACTAATGAAACTTATTATGCCAGTTTGTCATTTAAAGGACACGATTGGATGGCTGTTCTTTCAATATTAGATGATTGTGAAAACTATAATTTACGTCCTAATTTAGAATATGATGGAAAAGTTTATAATTTTGATGAAGCACGTGAATTAGTAGATTCTAAAGCCGCTGGTGAAAATATTTAAATTAAAGCTTGGGAAACCAAGCTTTCTTTTTTATATTACCAGTTATGGTAAATCAAACTTTAGTTACATTAGTAAATTCTATACTTGGTACAGGCAAATTTACAGCTCGAGGCAATGCAGCTTATACTTGCCCGTTTTGTAAGCATCATAAACCCAAGCTTGAAATAAGTTTTGATGAAGAATCTAAAAGCTACGAAAGTTGGCATTGTTGGGTTTGCAACAAGAAAGGCAAAAAACTTCACCAAATGTTTAAACTTATTGGTGTACCAGCAGAAAAGCTTATAGAACTTAAATCTATAGTCAAAACACATTTTTCTATAGACATATCTAAGCAAGAAGAAAAAATAGAATTACCTAAAGAATTTAAATCGCTACTTAATATTACGCAATACGATATTATAGGACGACACGCTTTAGCTTATCTAAAAGCTAGAAATATTACCAAAAACGATATTATTAAATACAATATGGGGTACTGTGAAAAAGGAAGATACGCCAATCACATCATAATCCCATCGTACGACTCAAACGGTAATTTAAATTATTTCACTGCTAGAACATTTGATAAATCCAATCCAGTAAAGTATAAAAACCCATCTACTTCACGTAATATAATACCGTTCGAAATGTTTATAAACTGGAATGTGCCTGTAATATTGTGTGAAGGCCCGTTTGATGCACTCGCTATTAAACGCAATGTAATACCACTACTAGGCAAAACAATACAATCTAGCTTAATGAAACGACTCGTTACATCAGCTGTAGGGAAAATATATATAGCTTTAGATAAAGATGCTCAAAAACAAGCCTTAAGCTTTTGTGAAAACCTGATGGAAGAAGGAAAAGAAGTATATCTTGTAGACTTGCAAGATAAAGATCCTGCTGATATGGGGTTTAGCAACTTCACCCACCTTATCCAGGAAACATATCCTTTAACATTCTCTGATCTTTTAGAGAAAAAACTCCAATTAATATGATTATAAAACATTCTTACAACAGAATATTAGAAATATCTGATGACTACAAGCAAATCACA